TGTAACGGTAACATTATTAATTGTTTCAGTGACATTATTATTAACCACTCCACCACTTCCGGCATTGTTTGCAACTTGATTAAAGTCACGAGGTTTAGATAATACTGTGCGTTCTGTGTAGTTAGGCATCTAATTCTATTTTAAAATAATCACCTTGCCAAATCTCTGTTTTTAAATCTAAACTTCCTCTTTCAAAAACGTAATATCCGGATGAATATTCTATAACTTTATGAGGTAAATAAGGATTATCAACTGATAAATTTTGGAATGGCATATCTACCATGCGTAGCTTTGGTGTAAGTTGACCGCGTATAACTTCATTTACTAATAGCTGTGTGACGTTATTAAAGCCCGATCCGTTGCCTACATCCCAGCTGCTACTATTTTCATACGTGCCAGATTCAAGAACCTTTAATCCTCCATCTGTTGTTTTACTTGGCCCATCACCTATGTATGTATCAAGGCTAAAAACTGTGGAAGATTTATCGTCGTTATCAGAACCATATTCAAGAATATCGCTTTGTCCTGATACGGCACCAGTAGGAAGAAATTCAAGGTAATTATTGCTTAGTAAATAAGATACGGCAAAGTTGGAAATTATACTTGTTCCTGCCTCGTTTCTCATTTGCTTTAATCGCATTTCCCAAATATACTCCGCAGTATCTGGTATATCTAAAGTATCAAAGGTGATCGTCTTATATGCAACAAAAGCAGCATCAGCCGTTATAGTTTCAGTATTAAATTCGTATTCGTAAAAACTACTCTCCCAACTTGCAGCTTCTAATTGAAAGTTAAATCCACTTGTATAATTTACACCTCTTTTTAAATATTTATTTTCTTGCTTAACTTCTAAAGACTTTATTTTTCCTGTAAACCTTGGAGATGATACACTACTAAATTTTAATGTATCTGTATTTGTAGCAATAATAACATAATCGTAATCGCCACTCTCTGTAATTGTTTTATTTACACCTCCTAAACTTAATAATAATTCACCATTATTATCAATATCAACTTTTATTTTAACATAATATTTTCTTCCATTGACTACTGAAAATGTAGTGTAATATGCGTCTGTTGTAATTAAAACTCCGCTTAATATTTTATTATCAATAATCCATCCACTTCCTAATGTCCAGTTTGCATTTTCAAAACCTTGTAAAGGAAAGCTATTAATTATTGATACTACTTTAACGGCAAATACAAATTGATAAGCCTCAAAATTAGCAGGATTTAAGGCCTGTGCATAAAATCCAAGTATGCCAGTGTATGACAAACGAGCATCCGGATTAGATGCATCTAATGCTGGTAGATTGGTTTGAATATTAGAAAGCGTTAAATCTGCGGTAAATGTACCTGATTGCTGAATGCCAAAAGCATTGTATTTAAAGTATCTTTTAGTTGCTGGTGTTCTTGAATATTCATTGACTTGAATAAACCAATATTGATTCCCACTAAATATCAATCTTGCACCAAACGTTTGACAAATCTTTTTCAATACATCGTAGCAACTTTGATAGACATAATTGCTTTTAGTGTCTTTATGATAAAACGCTCTATGCTGAATAACTGTTAATAAAGAATAATCCGAGGCAGCATTGTAGGCTATTGTATTTTCATGCCAATTAAAAATAGTATGTAGCACCGGCAAACTATTTGCTACTAAATTCTCTTGTACAAAATCTAACTGATTAAGGCAATTTAAAATATGCTGAATTACTGTGTCCTGCCCATTGTAGGGCCCAACCGCGCTTTTATAATCTAATGTTTTTAACCAACCTAATCCATCTATTGCAGATATTTGAGCCTGATAACCTATAACTAATGGTACATCTTCAAACTCTACTAAATCTGTCACTATGTAGCCATACCACTTAAACGATACAGTTGTGTTATCATCTTCGTAGGCTATTAACTCCATTGTAAATCTACCCTCAACTGCTAATCCAATATCAAGAAGTAAGGTTTGTAAATCTTCATTATTTATCAATAAAGACAATGAACAACGAGAACCAATAATAGGAGTAAACCTTTCCTGACCTTGCTGACTTTCGCTGTCATACTGGATGCCTAATGATAATGTGTCAAATGTTTTCACAGTACCGGAGAAAGCACTATCTTTTATAGATACAGTAATCTTTCTACTTTTCTCATTATATACTGTAGTCGAAAACCTTATAGCCATTATTGTATTCTGCTTAATCCCTTTTGAGATCTGTTTAATAATATAATCAAATCATTTCCGCTTATCCTTGTTTCAAGACTTCCACCTACACCCATATCTCCCATCATTGATTTAAGTTTAGATAAAGGTGCTATTACTTCAGGGTCAACGCGTGCGTTTCTGTTATCTCCCACGGTTGCCATTGTAGGGCCGTATGCCAAACCTCCTTCGGCTAACTTTGGTGCAGATAAACTATTTTTTACCAATGTACCTAAAGCTACTAAAGCAATACCACCAGCAATAGCAATAACAGGATTTAAAGACTTTAAAGCAGTCTTAATACCTAAAGCCGCTATACCTACTTGTATAGCTAATTTACCAAAACTAATAACCGCTTCGGCTACTGGCAATAAAAAAGACTTTATATTAAATCCTGCGCCTGACAAGGCATTACCTAATTGTTCGCCCAATGCTACCGATAAATCAGTTAATGTACCTTCAATGATATTTTTAAAACCTGTATTTAAATCCTCTATTCCTTTTTTTAATCTAGTTATGTTATCATCAGTGACTTGTATTGCTTTTCCTGCGGCTGTTTGAGCAACTGCAAAAGCATCTGTTTCTTCTTTTGCTCTTTGCGTTTCAGCTGTTACGCTTCTTAATTGGTCTGGTAATTTACCTATAGTGGGTAATAAATTTGTTGTTGGCATTAATTCATTTACAGGCTGTGATTTTACTCCTCCACCTGTTCTAGCTCCTACCGTTCCTCCATTTGTCGGTGCGCCACCATCACCAAATATTAAGTCACCTGTATTTGTATCACCTCCTCCATTACCTGTTTTAGGAATAGGCGTAGCCATAAATAAGCTTTTAAATTTGCCTTTAAGACTGTCAACTGTTTCGCCTATTGTTTTAAATTCCGCTGCAACTACTCTTTGTTCTTCTTGATACTTTGTCATGCCTGACAAATCAAATAAATCTAATCCTAATGCTTTTTGTAAACTATCTAATTTACCTAAAACAAAAGTTACTCCTTGCATTACGGAGTTTTTAATATTAATCCAAATATTTTTAAAGTTATCACTAAATGCTTTCCAGTTATCGTAAACATATAAGGCAATAGCACCAACCGCAGCAATAGCTAAAGTAACACCAAGAATAGCAGGATTAGCAAGTATTTTTGCGAAGGCACCGGATATAACTGTAGATAGGTTTTTTACCGTAGTCATTATTAAACGAGTAGTACCAATCAATGCACTAAAAGTAGATATTAATTTTCCTACTATGAAAATCGCAGGGCCCAATGCTGCGACTAATAAACCAGCCTTAACAATAAAGCCCTGTGTTTCCGGATTAAGTGACTTAAAACCATCTACTAATCTTTGCAATCCTGTACTTAATGCTGCTGCAACTGCCTCTAAATTTAATGTTTCATTTATTGCTTTACCTAACTCTGCTAATGATGCACTAACATTGTCTTTTAAATTATCAAACGTATTAGCTAAACCACCGTTTGCCCTTTCTAAATTACCTAAAGCACCAACACTTCTTTTTATAAATTCTTCGCTACTTATTCCTAACTCCCTGATTCCTTCGGCAGTCACTACGCCAAATTCTTCTTTCATAACTCTGGCAAACTCTGGAAGCCTTTCTTTTATTTGATTAAGATCCTCCTGTGTCACCTTACCAACTGCGCTTATCTGACTAAGAGCTAATGCCAAACTGTGTGATAGTTTCACGAGCAGCGTCGGCATTCATGCCTACACTTTGTAAAGAAGCGGATGCCTTTACAACTTCGGGAAGGGCAAGGCCCGGATTTTCGGCAACTTTACGGAGTTTTTCCATCTCTATTCCTGCCTCCTCGCTACTTCCCATAATGGCTATTAAACCATTTTGTAGCTTTTCAATGTCGGCAAAAGATTTTAAGGAGGCAGCACCTAAACCAATAATAGGTAAAGTTAACGATTGGGTTAATGTAGAACCAATGTTCTGCATATTACTGCCAAACCTCGACATACTACGTTCTACCTTTCCAAGTTCTTTGTCAAGATTTGAAACGTCTACACCAAGTTTTAAATTAAGTTTACCTATTGCCATTATGCTTCTTTATCCCATTTGTCAAATATTGACTTGTCGTTATTTGTCAAACTTCTGTTAGTTTCTTTCTTAATAGGATTCTCCCATGGAAATTCAATTAAATCTTTTGGCTTTAAACTTTTACCTTTTGCTGTGTGAACATTTAATAAAAGTGTTGTTTGCCATCTTATTCGTTCCCACTGTGTTTGCTCCTGTTGTTCAAATTGATTGTTATAACCTTGCATAGCTATAACAATCTCTCTGAAACTCATGTCGTAATATTGCGAAGGAGGAAATCTTAAAACTCCGAAACAAAAGCGTTCGATGTATTCAAGGGTAAGCTCTCCGCCTTCGCCACTACGTTTTTTTGGCTCTCATCTTCTGGAGGTGAAATCTCATTTGAAATCATTTCCATGATGCGAGTTATGCCTCCCATGTCTGTGTCTACCAAATCGCAGAATGATTGTAAAGTGTAAGGGCATTTCTCACCTTTAGCTTTGTAACCATGCTCTACACCGGTAAATGCAAGTTCAAGGGCTAATAAAAGATCTTCTCCTAAAAGGGAAAGGTCACTTAATTTAAGTTTCCTCTCCCTTAGAAATGTACCTAACACATACATACCAAATTTTATCGGTATGGATGTGTTGGCTATTGTTATTGTTTTCATGTGTTAGGATTTAAAATTATGCTTTAACTGTCTTTGTAATAGCACCAGTAACCTCGAAGGATGCTGAATAGCTTGTATTTTCTTCCACACCAGCGTTCAAGTCTAATGACGTACAAATAGCTTGCATTGTAAAGACATTGTCACCTTGTACATCTGTGGTAAATTTGATAGTCAATGCGGTACCTGATATTAAATCGGTAAACAAATCATCAAATAGGTAATTAGTAGAAGAATCACCAGGCCCGGCATACAATGCTTCAGTGGATAATGTGCCGGAAAGCTGCCCTTTCTTTACCTCTCTCCATCCTCCAGCTGCGGAATCCTTTGTTAAGATTTCACGCATGGCTGCGGAGATGTTCATTTGGCAGGATGTTGCGTAACCTATCGCAGTTGAATCTTTGTATAGGCGCATCAACGTACCATTAATAATGCCAGTAGTTGCC